CACACTAAAAAAAGTAAAAATACCATTTTAATTATGCCAACATTCGAAGAATTTAAAGAGTTTCTACAATTTAAAATAATAATAATTAGTTAATAATAATTAAATATTTCTTACTTATAAAATAATTTCGTATATTTGCAAAGTAAACAAACCAAAAATGTACAATGAAAAGTAAAACAAAACAGAATATTGAGATAGTAGCTATAGTTACTCAGTGGCTCAGAATGGGAATACCCGATAATAATCAGGACATTGATAAAATCATTGGCACTATTTTATATAACGGAGAAACAACGCCATTTGATTATATAATGAATCGCGAGTACTCCGTTTACGAAAAAGATAATAGTTCAATGTACAAATTATTAACATGGAACTCATTTTTCAATCTTTGCGAAAAACTTAACATTGTATATACACAATATTCTGATTTTGAAAAGGCAATGCTTACCACTAATTTAATGGAAGGAAACGCTTATTATTGCCAATCAATTGGGAGCCTATTATCAGGCGGTACAATGATACCAAATGCAAAATCTAAGTATTCGTTCAGTGAGATAAATACAATGCTTATGTGGCTTGTAAGTAGTAAAATTTGGAATAATTTAGACCAAAATAAAATACTCATTCCGCTAACTGCCGATATTGTAGAATCGTCCATTGAAATTGGCATATTGCAAAGATTTAACAATAATCTTTATTCTGCTAAAAAAATAACTGAATACTACAAAACAAAAGTCGGTAAAAATTGGCTGACTAAATTTACAGATGAGTTCAAGAATGCCCACCTCTTTTAAGGGTGGGATGAATTGAAATTTAGAGATTTGTATAATTAAAATATTTGTCGTATATTTGTAGGAATAAATTATGGAAGAAGAACTAAGAATAAGAGTTTCAAAAGAACTCAAGGAAAAATTAGAACAAAAAGCTAAAGAGTTAAACATATCTCTCTCTGCTTATGTAAGAATGAAATTAAGTGAATAATGTATAATATATCTTTTAAAGCGTATAAAACAAAGAAACTAAAGCATCTACATAGGAGTATATCTACTTCTGCGTGGATTTGGAATTATTGTATTTCGCTTCAAAAAAGATATTATAGTTTATATGGAGGTTATATAAATGTAAACAGACTCCAAAAACACATTGCTAAACTTAGAAATAAAAATACAAAATGGAAAGAACTTAATTCACAGTCTGTACAAGAGATTTGTCAAAGAGTGGATGAAGCTTATAAAAGATTTTTTAAAGGTTTAGCTAAACGCCCTCCTAAGTTTAAGAGAGCGAGGAATTTCAATTCTTTTGTACTAAAACAAAGTGGTTGGAAAATAGAAGATAATATTTTAATAATAAATAAAAGAAGATATAAATTTAGTAAATCAAGAGAATATGATAACATAAAAAGAATAGTAGTAAAACGAAACAAACTCGGAGAAATTTTCTTTGTCCTTTGTTGTGATTTAAAGCCGATAAAATACGAAAGAGTAGGTGATGCTACCATCGGAATGGATTTTGGTTTAAAAACATATGTAACAATATCCAATGGACAGGAAATACAATCACCAGAGTTTTTAAAAAGTAATTTAAAAGCTATAAAATCTCTAAACAGACAACTTTCCAAGAAAAAGAAAGGTTCTAAAAACAGAAGGGAAGCTTTAAAAAACCTCCAAAGAGCTTATATTGATATATCAAATAAAAGGAACGATTTTGAGTGGAAGTTAGCCCACGAGCTTTGTAAAAACCACTCTTTCATAGCCATAGAAGACTTAAACATAGAAGCTATGAAGCGACTTTGGGGAAGAAAAATATCAGACTTAAGTTTTTCAAGTTTTGTTCTGAAATTAGAACAGATAGCTAATAAGTACGACGTAGTAGTTCAAAAAGTTGATAGATGGTTTGCTTCATCTAAAACTTGTACTTGTGGAGTTATAAATAAAGAGCTAAAGTTGTCTGATAGAGAGTGGGTTTGTCCAAGTTGTGGAGAAATACACCAAAGAGATTTACTGGCAGCAAATAATATACTAAGCGAGGGCATTCGCTTATACCGTACTAAATGTGAGACCAACGTACAGTTGGCAGTTTAGGCTTGAAAGTAGAATCCCACGTGTTTAAACCGTGGGGGTATGTCAAATTAATCAGTAGTGGGAATTTTAAATGTAGTTCTGTTACCGCCTTCCCTATCAACTATTATAAACCTCTTAGACCGATAGTATTCTAGGTATTGCCTAGATAGCGTGTCCCCTACGGTAAAGTGCTCAATTACGGCACGTTTTATTTCCGCTCCGCTTAATGGTTTAAAGTTATTCATAAATATTGATTTTATAAAATCTGAATGTACCTTATCGGGTATATTATTAGGACTTTTACTGTTTTTTGACTGTTTGGAAATGGAAAGCATTGCTAAAGGAGTTCTTGTGTTTGACGGTTCAAATACTAGGCTGTCATTCAAGTATAAATCATACGATTCCTGCTTTTCCTCTTTACCTATATAGTTGCCCTTTAGAATACATAAATGCCTTACGTTAGCATCTGCATTGTCGTCACGAAGCTCCAATACAAGCCTACACTTAGCTTCAAAACTTTGGCTTCCTATTACGCTATTCTTGTTAGGTGCATTAAACTCCGAACGTTTAGATATGTGGTGCAGAAATATTATAAGGCATTCATATTCTTCACTAATTTTCTGATATTCTCTCATTAGCAACCTTATATCGCTTGCTGACTTCTCGTCTTTTCCGTCAAGTATGTCTGAAAAACTATCTACTACTACCACATCCACTTTATCTTCATCCAGAGCTTGCCTTATTGATTCTATCGGATTGTTTGGAGAGAACAAGAATCTTATCCTTTCTGCGTGATGGTCTTGTATGTGAAAGTATTCGTTTTGTTTTTTCATAAGGAATGAAGTAGATGATACACCGTCCTCTGTAGAAACAAATAATGCCTTAAATCGGGTGCATTTATTTTCTAGTCCGATAAACTCATTTTCGGTAGCCACCGATATACATAACTGTCTTAGAAATAGGCTTTTACCGCTTTCAGAACATCCCACAACGCCACACAGCCCTACCTTTGGTATTATGTTACCAAATAGGCAAGGCATTTCTGTTACCTCGTTTGTAATTAGTTCTAGTGCCGTAAAGACCTTATTGTTTTCCATCTTTATTTTTATTTTTCAGGTATAATTCTATCTCTTCCGAGTAACAGAAGAATGTTTTACCTATTCTGAAACAAGGGACTTCATCCATTAGCTTTCTAGCTGTAGATGTGCTTATGCCGTACTTTAAAGCTATGGCACGCAACCCTTTTAATATCTCTCCTTTTCCCATATCGCTTTAGATGTAATGTACGCAGTAGATAGGAGCACCATATATTGTTGTTCCTATAACATAATATACCTTAGTCGTTTTATTATTTCTATTTCCCATATATTTTGTTTTCAGCAAAGATACATATAAATATAATGAGATACAAATTTGCACAATCAAATACAAATGATTATCTTTGGAGAAATTAAATTTATTAGTTATGAGCAAAAAGAAATTACAAGTAGGTAACTACTTAATTAGTAGTGAAGGAAATCAAGTAGAAAGAATTAAGATTGAAGCGGTAAGCGGGAATTGGAACGTTAAATTTGCCGACTTTAATCACCAATTTGGCATTATTAGAGAATTAGCGAACGATGAAAAACGGCATAAGTACTTAGAAATGATGATTACATTAATGTATTTATCATGTAACTGTTTGCCTGATAAGGAGTTCTTTGAAGAGTTTGCCCAATCGTATGAGAACCTAACCAAAAGGTTTGCAGAAATGAACTCAAAAGAACCTACTAAAGAGGAAGACGATGCTGATATTCAGGCTGCTAAAGAGGCTTATCAAAATCAAAAAGAGGATGAATGATATGAGAATATTTGGATTTGATTTGGTTAGGCATGATCATTATGAGCACTTGGTAAAAGAATGCACGCATTTGGCTATTGAGAATGTGCATCTAAATAAGGATTTGACAATTGCTGAATGTAAGGTTAATGCTTGCGAGGCTAAAGTCTTGCTCTATGAAGCAATTAATAAAGAGCTTCACGACAAGTTAAGCAAGAAAAATGCTAAACGTGATAAGAAAGGTAGGTTTATAAAGAAATGATAACCGTTAAAGACACACAAGAATTAGATAACACTATATCGCATTACAGTTATTACCTAAGCGATGTGATAGATGTTATGTCTGACGTACCCATTTATCTGAAAAGGCAGTTAAAGTCTTCTTTAGAGGATATGGTTGAAGTCTATCGCAAAACTGGAATACCTCCAAAAGAAATATCCATTGATAGGAACAAGGACTTAAAGCGTGACGTTACAGCTATAATTTTTCTTTTAAACGAAAAGATTAAGTTGTATTTGCAATCCATACTAGCTTCTGATATTTATTCTATATCGGACGAAGTCACTGATTCAAATACTAGCGATTCTGATAAGGTAGATGCCATGAATGCTTTTATTAACGAGGATATAGAAGGTAAAAATACCATCGACCGTATTGCCGACTATTGCAAGAACTTCATGTATGAAGCAGAAGCGTTTATAGTAGCCGGTATTGCATCTGATTTAAGCAATGATGAAATATCTGCTGAATGGGTTAAATACTCTAATAAGCCATATAATTCAGAGCTTATAAAGGAAGCTATGAGAAGCAATGAGTTTGAGGCTACAAACATAAAGTCTAAAGGAGTAACTTACGGAAGCGGAGTTAGTCAGGCTGCCTTGTTGGCGTTAGCATTGGTAGGTCAGGACACCGCATTTAGGTTTTATAACCGTAACTTACGTGAGGCTTGGTTGCTAAATAACACTATTTCAGGATGGATAAGCATAAGGAACAGCAGCTTTCCTTGCCAATTATGCGATAGTCAGGCTTATGTGTTTCATCCTATCAGCGAGCTATTTCAGGCATGGCATAGACGTTGTGTATGCTTATGTATTCCAGTAACAAATAATATGATATAATATGGAATTTATAAAATTTATATTTAGTTCGTTTTGGGTATTCATAGGTT